CGTCTCGTCCGGTGCCCCCACGCCGATGCTCCAGTTGGCGACGGCCTTGCCGCTGTACTGGGGTGTGTTGACCAGAATCCGCCTGAAAATTCTCCGAACCAAGTCCCGGTACTCCGCCACGAACATCTCGTCAGTGCGCGTCACCCAGAGGTCGATGCCCTCGGTGAACCTGAGCATGACCGGGCTGGTCACCCCCGCCTCCCGTGTGCCACAACCGCGCCGCCGAGAGTTTCAACCGCCAGCACGCTCCAGACCTGATCCCCGAGGGTGACGCGATCCTTGGTGGCCAGCAAGGTGCCAGTGGGGAACACCAGGGAGCAGTCGCCCTCTTGGTACTTGGCGTCGCCTTGAGAACCGTACAGGTAAAGACTCTGCCAGCGCACGCGCAGACACTTCACCGTGGTGGTAACAGCGGAAGTGTACAAACCCTGCACCGGGTCATAGGTACGCGTCGCCAGGGTGGCGTTCACCGGGGCGTACTCGACCTTGGCGCAGGTGGCCGACAGCACCCCTGACGCCTGGTCATGCGGTGGCCCGACAAGGTAGTTGGTGGTGCCCATCGTGATCACGTCGTACTCGGCCAGCACAGCGCTGGTCGGCAGATACACGGTGTACATCGGATTGGTGCGCGAGGATGACAACTCTTCCTTGGCGTCTTTGAGCCACACCATGTCGCCCCATGAGGTTACCGGCGCACCGCCTGTAACAAAGCCGTTCAGGCCTCGCACGCTCAACAGGGATGGCGCCGGGTGAATAACGTATTTATCGCGATGCGCCACCGACATGCCGTCAGTCTCCGAGTCACCCACGATCCAGGTGCTGCCCAGAATCATCACCAACCTCGATGCAGGCATCGAGGTTCCCGGCGCCACCGACATGATGCGGCGGTACGCCGTGGCGCTGTCGCGCATGGCGTCTTGGTAGGGATCGATCTGCGCGTAGAACAGCAGGGCGCTGGTATAGGGGTCGCTGATGGGTGTGCGGTCGAAGTACCGCGAAGCGTCGGCAAGGGTGAGCATTTACGCCCCCGTCACTGGGTCGTAGCCACGCTTGGAGGCTACGAAGAATGTGCTGGGCTTGGTCGACGCAGTGGTGGTCGACGCGGCGCTGGAGTAGGTTTCGTAGAGCGTGCGCAGCTCGCCGCGCAACGCGCTGTAGTAATCGTCGATGCGCGCGAGTACCTTCTCAAAAGGCTCCCCGGCGTATCTGGAGATGGTGGCTTTGCCATCCCCCACGTCTTTGGGCGCAAAGTTGGCCAGTGACACACCCACTTGTTTTGCTGCTGCGTAAACACTGAACAGGCGCACGGAATCATGGAGTTCGGCTTCGTCAGGGGTTCTGCTCGCACGCGTTTTCGCGTAGATGGTCAAAAAAGCCGCATTCAAAGACGTCGAGAGCCGATTCAGCTCACGGATCAGGCCCATCTCGTAAACGGGAAGGCCAAGCACCAGATCAGACAGTTCAATGTCGTTCACCCCGAGAGCTGAACGAACCTCACCGAAATCACAGTAGGTGGTCAATGACATGCGGAAACCCCGAATTAGGGCTGGACAACTTCAAGTTTGCCGGCGTCGATCTGAGCCTGCAGGAACCCGTCAACCTCGACCTTTTTGGGGTCGGAGGTGAACACGACGTTGGTGAACAGGTGACGCAACTCACCCTGTGTCGCGCGGACGAAAACTGACTTCGTCTGCTCAACTTTTTTCCCGACTGAATCTTCTTTTGCCATGAGGCTTCTCCGCTTGTTACAACAAGGGCGAATCTTTTGGACTCGCCCCTCGCTACTCAGGCCACTGTTACACGGTCAGTGTCAGAACCTCGAAGGCTTCATCGAACAGGCGGTAGACCATGTCACCCTTGTCGAAGCGCATCATGCTTGAGCGCTTCATAGCGAACTGCTCGATGGCCGAGTACTGGGCGGTCAGGCTGGAGATACGGTGCACACCAGCAGACTTGTCCAAGCCCATGATGGTGTTGGCGGGCCAGCTCGGGTCGTTGGTTACGAAAATCTGGACGTTGGACGGCCAGTTCGTGTTCATCACCGAGACCTTGCTGGTGATAGTTGCCATCGGGCCAGTGGTGGAGGCGTTGGTGCCGTTCAGCAGCGCATCAAGCACCATGGCGGTGTCGAAGTCCGTGACCACATGGGTGATGGTGCGGTAGTTGGCGTTGACCGTCAACCACTTCATCCAGGCCTTCTTGGTCAGGGCACCGGCTGCCACGATGGTGGCATCAAAATAGGCGGCGGTGCGAACCTTGCCAGAGATGGTGCTCAGAGCAACCATGCCATGGTCAACGTCACCCTGCAGCAAACTGAGGATATAGCCGTTGGCGCGCTCATTGGTTTCCACCATCGCTTGCCGGGCTACAGCCAAACCAACCAGGTCAAGGGTCGTCGACTTCTGGGCTTGCTCAGAAATCTCCAGGCCGATGCCCCAAGTGGGAATGCGCATGGACTTGTCGCTGGCGGTGATCGACAGCATCGAGTTGGGCAGGGCCAACTGTGCCACGGTCGCACCGCGCGCGGCTTCAGGCTTGCTGAAGTTCAGCACCGGGCGCTCGAAACGCTCACCCTGGATACCGTCATCCAAGGCCAGCAAGGCGGTCAGGCCTGCCGGGTTGGTGGCGTAGTCACGGGTCATCTTGTCCTCGATCACGTCAAGCATGATGGCTGGGAACAGCAGGCGACTGGCCGGGATGCCTTCACGAGTGATGGTGGCGGCGTTCTTGGGCGCCAACACTTCACCGACAGTGGAGGCACGGATGCCAAACTCTTTGTTGCCCCGCACGAACACGCCGGCCTGCTCCAGCACCTGCTCGTAAGCAGAGCCGTGCTTTTCAGCGTCGGTGGGGTACTTCACGGCCATGAATTGCTTCAGGGACATGTTCTTGTCGGCCGCCTCGGCGTACATGCCAACGCTCAGGTCGATGGCTTGCTTGTCGCCCTTGGCGTCAACGTAGATTGCTTGCTCAGACATGGGATTTACTCCTTCTTATTCTGTTATGGATGGATTAGCCGACGAACTCGATGAGTCCGGTCTGACCAACAGCGGTAGTGCCGTCCAGAGAGACAACGCGCCACTTGTAGATCATGGCACCACCAGCGGCGGTAGCCTTGCAGACCTTCGGGTACGCGCCGCCGAGTGCTGTTGCGCGTGCGACAGGGGTACCAGCAACAACGAAGTCACCGACAGCAATCACGCCGGTGCCCGGGGTGGCTTGCAGACCGTCCAGAGTGACCTTGACGCGGCCGTCAGCCTGCACGCCACCGATGGCGTAGCCGTCCGCAGTCGCGGTGTTGACCGAGTTCATCACGCCTTCGATCTCATTGCCCACAGCGCACAGGCCGTACTGGCTGTCGCCAATCAGCTTGACGAACTTGCCGACGTCGGCGTCTGCCAACGGGCTCGTTGCGGGAGTGGTACTGTCGCCCAGGCGAGCAGTGACCTTCGTGCTTTCGTTGAGGATGACCCCAAATTTGAATTTCGCCATGATTACTCCTTAAATTAAGTTGGGCGGGTGGCTGCCAAACGAGCTTTGCGTAGGAAATCCTCCGCCTCGCTCGCCTTCTCCGCAGAAGCAGTCGACGAAACCGCCGCCACGCCGCCTGCTGGGAACTTGCTCGTGAACTGCGCCGACAAGTTGGCGTGTTCCGCCATCAGGCCGTCGTCGTTCAATGCTTCGACACCAGTGGCAGAACCACCGAGGGCGACGCGTAAATTGCTGACTGCTGCACGCACGGCAGGTCGCAGTTTTTCACCTTGCGCTTCGAGAGCGGCATTGGCTGTTTTGAGGGTTTGAGTCTCGACGCTGAGCGCCAGAACCTGAGCCTGTGCGGTGGCCAGTTGTTCCTGTAGCAGAGCCACAACTTCTGAGTTTGCTGCGGGCGCTGCTACCAGCTCGGTGAATACTGCGGCGGCTGCAGTGGCTGCCGTGGCTGCGGAGAGGTCAGCGGTGGCCTTCGCGGCTGCGGCGTCTGCGATCTGTTGGTCTGTGAGTGCTGTTGCCACGGAGGCTCCTTTAGTGAGAATGGCGCCATATTGGGGACGCTGATTTGCTTTGTCAATCCCCAGGGCTATTGAAGACATGAAGGAGTCAAAGTTGGTGACGCCGTCGACCAGTCCAACGTCAACTGCGGACTGCCCGATGAAGATGCGGCCACCGCCCATGGTGGCTTCCACAACCGCGGCAGACTTGCCCCGGCATGACGCCACGTACTCAACAAACAGGGCGTTGAGCTGATCCACCTGGGCCTGCAGCGTTGACTCTGCGAGTTCCGAGAGTTTTTCGTATTGCGACCCAAGCAACTTCCATTTGCCCGAGCGGATCACAGTGGCGGTGATGCCGTCGTTCTCCATCATCTTGGTAATCTCATGATGAACCATAACGACGCCGATCGAGCCAGATTCTGTCTCGCGCCCGATCTGCAGTGAGCGCGCGCTGATGCCTAGGCGATAGGCCGCACTAGCGATCAGCGAGTCGCCGTAGGCGTACACCGGCTTCACTTTGGTGTCGATGGTCTTGATCAGGTCTGCTGTATCCGCAAGCCCGCTCACCGAGCCTCCCCCGGACTGGATGTCCAGCGCGATGGCTTTGACCCGGTCGCTGTTGACCGCCCATATCAGCGCGGCGCGGATGGATGAATAGCTCACGGCACCCGTGAAGTAGTTCATCCAGCTATCCGAGTTCGTTAGCGAGCCCTTGATGCTGATGACTGCGACGTCCCCCTGCATTTCGAGCAGTCGGGGGATGTCGGTTGGGTCGTCCTCGGGGTCAAGATAGTCCGCCCGCTTGGTCGGCAGGTCAGACTCCATAAGTTTGGCCACGGAGTCAAGGTAGGCTTGGAGGGATTCAGGCGTTCCAGCCCAGTACTTTGGAATGTTGAACATTATTTAACCCTTTGAAGGTTTTTGGGATCACTTTTGGCGGGTCCCTTAGGTGCTTTTGGAGTGTCCGGCGTGAGCGCCTGATTTGTGGCGCCGGTGTTGGACTGCGCAGAGGCTAGGTCTGCAGCTGCGGGGTCCATCATCCCAGACTTGAAAAACGTGCCACTGAGAGGTTTGTAACCCGCCGGCGGCAGGTTACCTGTGATCGCCACCGAAGCTTCCTCATCAGAAATCATACCAATCGACAGTAAAGTTAGTACCCTGTCCTGCTCCATGACTCGGAATGTGGTCAGCTCGGCCTTGGGGCGTAGGTCAATCGTGTCGAAGCTGAACTGCACGTAGCAGTCCTGGCCAAGCAGGCGCACCGCCAGCGTCAGGGCGCGCGAGATGATGCTGTTGATGTGCGCCTGCACTCCCTCGGCGTACTTTAAAAATAACATTGACTCGGACGAAGCAACGTTCTGGCTGCCGGAGCCGTGCCCGAGCACAAAGCTAGGTGCCTTGGTGCCCGTGGCAGTCTTCGCATTGATCATGGTCTGTAGCGTGTCCCACTCTGCTGACAGGCTTGAGTTCCCGTTCTGCAGGTACGTGAACGCCACGCTATCAAAACTCACGAGCGCGTCATCCGCTTCGAGGCCATTTACGGTCCCGTCCAGATCACCGATAAAGTTCTCCTGGAACTCCTTCATTTTATCGGAGTCGCCCATCACATCGATGGGCATGGATTTGCGGAACTTGTCGGAATCGATCGAGACATTCAAGCGCGGGTGCAGCGCGCGCTTGATCGAACGGCGCACGTCGTTGGAGAACTCGGTGTCGGCAAGCGTCGATTGCAGCGCTGCCTCCATCGGGCTGCTTGCGTAGGCTGTGAGCAAATCCTGATCGAGTGAGGCGTAGAAGAACGTCGGGTAGTCCAGGCTGATCTCAACACCGTTGAGCCGCTGAATCGGGTACGCGTAGCCTGACTTGTCCTCGACAAACTCTATCTGTGTGGTGCTGATCGGCTGCAGCCGGTTTGGCACGCGGGCCTTGTCTAGCACCAGCTCCATGGCGCACGCGCCGTAAAGCCGCAGCTCCATGCACAGTTGCTCTGCCAGCGCGTGAACGCCGGTGAGAGAGCTGAAGCCATCCGTGTAGTCCGTCAGGAAGTTGATACGCGCGAGCAGCGCCTGCACCAGCTTGGTCGCTTCCGGGTTAATGCTCCCCTCGGTGTCCCTCGCTACCGCACGAAACCCGCGTGTCACCACCAAGCGCTGGTATGCGTAGACGCTGGCTGAGAGGTCCGGGCTGACCTGCGCCAGGTCATGGATGGTGGCTTTGGTGGACGTACCGTTGCGAAGAGACAGGATGTCAAGGTTCGCGGTGCGCCGGTCAGTGCTTATGAGCTTCTGGTCGCCGGTGCTCGTCGCCGTGCGTTTGCTGAACGACTGCTTGGCCTGTGGCTTGTTGGGCACCTTGGGCTCAACGACGTCAGGCAGCGCGGCGGCTGCCTGACGGTCGGCTTTGATGAAGAATGATTTGAGTTTGTCCAGCATGCCCGGGATACTGGGCAAGGAAGTTTGAAAAGTAAATCCCCTATGGGATCAGCGCCGGTAGGCGATCAATACATCCCGCACCAAGCCACTGCGGACGATGTCGTCCTCAGTGAACTCGACCACCGACACACCCGGGAGGGACTCAAGTCTACTCACAGCGTCACCCAGCCCGCTCGGGCCATTCAGGTCGCACTGATCCGGGTCACCGTCCACCACCACGGTGCAGTTCTTGCCGATCCTGGTCAGAAACATCTTCATTTCCGCGGGCGTGCAGTTCTGTGCCTCGTCAAGGAGGATGAAAGCGTTATTGAAGGTGGCGCCGCGCAGGAACGCTAGGGGTGTTGGCACGATGTACTCGGCCTTCAGGTTGTACTCATACTGGCTGAGGCCCATTCGCTCGATCATGATCTCCCTGAAGGGCGCCAGAAACGGTGCGTATTTCTCATCTAACTCACCTGGTAAAAAGCCAAAGCCGGCGCCCACTTCCACGTTGGGCCGGGTGATGATGATCTTCTCGATGGACTTGGCCTGCAGCAAGTCTGCTGCGTATGCCGATGCCACGTAGGTTTTGCCCGTGCCGGCCGGGCCAATGGCAAATATCAGTTGGGAGTCACCCAATGCCATCAGGTAGTGTCCCTGTGCCTCGGTCTGCGCCTGTAGTGGTTCGGCTTTCTTGCGCCGGCTCTGAATGGGTTTGGAAAAATCATCAATACCGTAGGAGGGCTTGGTGGACTTCTTACTACGTTCAAAGCGTTTGGCCATGGAGTCTTTCGGTTGAGTTTTGTCTCCCTGGATACTGGACACGCATTGTGGGGAAGTAAATCCCCTATGCCTTGGGCTTCACCTTGAACGTCCGGACTGACGGTGGGAGGGACATTCCGTGAGCAAGGCCGCGCATCTTCCCAGCCACCCAGGCGTAGGCCGTGGCGTGCCAGAAGTGGTCGTTACCCTTCGCACTTTTCTGCCAAGTCGAAGTGAACTCCCCATTCCTGAGCTGGGCGCTGGCACGCTTTTGGTCGATGGCGTGCGCCCGGAACAACTCCCAGTCGCTGGTCTTTCGCACCCAGAGCCTGCCCTCCCTGACGTCAATCATCAGGCGGTCGAAGAGAGAGGACCTGTTGATGCTCACTTGACGAAGCGCCCCAATAGCATGCTCAGCGTCCTCCTCTCTCTGCCTCACCTCAAATACGTCCATACCCGTGCGGGTGGTGTACGTGCACCCGTAGAGATTCATGTCATCAGCAGACAGGCTCATGACCATGTCGGTGTAGGGGTACTGATCCGAACAGGTCATTGTCACGTTGTACTGAGCCTTGAGCGCAAAGTACCTCTCCCGAAACCGGGCTAGAGGTATCCGCTCGTAATGCACGATGCCCATCTTCCCATCCCCAGAAATTCCAGCTACCACGACGTGGCATGTCATTCCAAGGTCGTAGCCCGCCACGTGTGTGGTGAATGGGCTCGCCGGCATCTCGACCCCGATGGCGTCCAGGTCTCCCTCCGTCAGGCCTGACTCTGCATCTTCAGCAGCCAACCCAAGGTTGAAGTTCCTGAAGTCCGCCTTGCGGTTGTACTGAGTAGAGACCTGAACAAGGTATGGCACCGTGACTACCGTGGGGACGTCGAACGGACTCACCCGGAACCCTGTCGCCACGTACTTTTCTGATGGGTTCTCACACACCCACTGCCTGTGCTCCGGGAGCATGCTCGGAAGCTTATCGCAACTTGGGCAGTGGAGTGCAGCCTGCAGGTAGTTTGTCCGGTGCAGGTTCTCCTCGACGATTTCATCGAGGTGCTTGTCCCACCCAGGCACCCGAACGTGGTCATAAAAGCTGGGGTAGAAAAAGTGCCCGCAGTGGTTGCACTTGCAGAAGTTAACCCAGCGTTTGCTATTGGCAAACGCTGTCGAAATTGGGTCTCCCGGGTGGGTCGGGGTGGATAATTTGATTTTGATACGGTACTTGGAGGCGATCAGTCGAGACTCGTAAATTTTCGCCTTGTCCTGATCCATAAAGCTGTACTCATCCCACCAAAGCGCGTCCAGACTGTGAGACAGACCCGCGGTTTCTGAGTTACACCCACGAAACATAAGGTTCTTGCCATGCCCGAAAGAGCGTACTTCCGCGTTGTTCATATCGGATGCCGACAGCGCCATGCGTAGCGCGGGGCTTTCATCACAAATTGGGCCAAAACGAGTTTTGGCATAGGTCATGCTGAAGGATGACGTCGGGAATAGGTACCCGATGGAGAAGTTACCCTGCGCGGTCATGATCATGGCGGCCGCCATCCTCAAGGAAAGCTCTGACGCTCCCAGCTGCGCAGATTTGATCAGGGTGATCTCGTTGCTTTCCTCCTCCAGCACCCGCAACTGCCAAGGGTGGTCCTTGAATCCGTAGGGCTTTCCCCCGATTTTGGTGTTCTCGGTGATCCACCGGGCAAGGTCTTTGCGCCCCAGTTTGTTGGTCGTGGCCATTTTCAGGCGCGTGAGGTGTTCCCTCGATATTTCGTCAAGCATTTTTGAATTTCCGTCCATTGAGACACCAACCAGTAAGGTGCAGGGGGACGACTTAGGCCGACTGGTTAAGCACCCTTTACGAGGGTGCTGAAATTGCCGCTGCTAAGCGGCTCGATACCGAGATACTGGGGACGAAGCCCCTAAACGTCAAGCATTTCCTCGTACTGTGAGAAAAACTCCTCCTGAGTGTTCGTTGGGAGCGTCTGCACGCACTCGACAAGGCAGGCTTCGATCCTCTTGAGCCGCTCTGACGTGTAGACGTCCGACTGCAGCTTCA